CGCAGCTTGTGGATGATCTGCTCCGGTGTGAACCGCTTCCTCCTCATCTGCCTTGCTCCTATCGATCCGGTCCAGGTCCTATTCTATGACATTCCACCTGGACTCGTTCTTGGGGGCAAGGCCAGAATCGCTTGGGCGAGATCGAGCGGGAGCGCCAGGCGCGCATCAAGGCGGGAGTGGATGAGCGCCTCGCCAACGAACTCGCCGAGCAGGAGCGCGTTGCCGCCCGCCAGCAGGCCGACGCGGAGATGCTGAAGCTCGAGGCGCAGATACTCGAGGCTGAGGGCAAGACCCACGAGGCGCGCATCAAGGCTATAGCGGCCGAGGCCGAGGAGTGGCGCAAGCAGAACGAACAGCGGCTCGGTAAGGAGAGGTCGGCGGAGGCGGCCGAACGCATGAAGCGCGCCAAGCTGATCGAGCTCGCCCGGCAGGAAGCGGAGGAGCGGGCGAAGGCCTTCGAGGAGTCGGCCGGACAGATCGTCACCAGTTGGCTCAACGCCGTCGAGTCCATGCGCCAGGCCGACCAGCTATCCACTTCCGAGTACCTGGGGCAACTGAGCAAGGTACTCGACCTGATCCGTCAGATGAACGCCGCCCGCGCGGCCGCCGGGCAGAGCCGCCTATTCGAGCAGGATGAGCTTCGCCTCGCCCAGGCCATCTTCTCCGAGCGCAAGCGGATGCAGCAGGAGATCGAGGCCGGGGACAAGCGGCTGGCGGACGAGCGCAAGCAGTGGGGGCAGGAGGAGCTGAACCAGCGCCAGCGGCTCCACGAGTTTGAGCTCTCTCTGATCGACCTCACCTTTCAGCACAAGCGCGACCTGCTGCGGATCACCGGCCGGGAGGACGAGCAGACCTCCGCCCAGATCGCGCAGGAGGAGCTGGCCGCACTACAGCAGCGGCGCGAGGAGGAACAGCTCTCCGCGCAGGAGCGGCTTGATTCCCTGGAGCGGGAGCGCCAACTGATACTGGAGATCGCGCAGGCCGGCGTGATGCCCCAAGGCGATGCCACGAAAGCGCTCGGTGCGATCTTCGAAGACATGAAGTCGGCCCGCGATGAGATCGCGGCCCAGGAGAAGGTCGCCTTCGACGAGCGCAAGAAGCAGCACGAGGAAACGCTCAAGCAGCTTCAGACTGAGCAGAGCACGCTGCGCGATCAACTCTCCGAGACCGGCGGGCGGATCACGCAGGTCGCCCAGTCGGTTTTCGATCTCCTGGAGAAGCGCATCAAGGCGCTCGGCACTATCAAGCTGGAGCCGGCGTTCGCCGGCGCGCTCCCCGGACCGGGCGGAGCCGGCCGGGTCGTGAACCTCTACTTCAACGGCCAGCGGGTCGGCGGCAGCGCCGATATCGGCCGCATTGCCGATCAGCTCGCGGAACTGCTCGAGCGCGAGGTGACCCACTCCCGGGGTTAACGTCATGGCCAGCACCTGTGTCCTGAGTGCAATCGACGGCTCCAATCCCACCTCCCTCGATGAGGACCCGATCCAGTATGACGACGGGCCTGCGGAGAGGCGGGTGAGCACGCAGGCAACGGCCGACGGCCGGGTCTGGCAGGACTTCGGCGCGCTCGATGTGGACCGGCAAATCAGGCTGCGCACGGACTGGATGGGCGAGGCGACGCTCGATGCGATGAAGGCCAAGTACGCGCAGGCCGGCAAGCTCTGGCGGTGGGTGGACAACCAGCAGCACGAGTACCGGGTCCTCTTCCGATCGCTCACCCCGGAGCGCGTTCGCGCGCATGCCGCTTATCGGGTGGAGATGGTGTTTGACGTGGTGGAGGTGGTGAGTTAGATGGCCAAGCAAGTCACGCGCTACGCCGGCGACGGGTTCACTCCCGCGGAGAACGTCTACGACGAGGGGTCGGTGCACGATGGCGAGTCCACGACTCCCCGTCGCGGCTGGTGGAAGAACGCCTCTACCGAGGGCGAGACATTCGAGGGGTGCCAGTTCGAGGTCGAGGCGGTCGGCGGGAACGACGGAGACGACTACCTGCAGATCGCTCCCGACCTTGAGGTCAGCCCGCCGGGGCAGTGCAGCGCCGCGCTCCATACCGGGATCGCGCTAGAGATCGGCTACTACGAGTACGCCGTCACGTTCGTCACCGCGAACGGCGAGACGCCAGCGGGAACCAGGCGCAGCATCACCACCACTTCCGGCAACCAGAAGGTCGACCTGTCCAGCATTCCGGTCGGGCCGAGCGGAGTCACCAAGCGGCGCATCTACCGCACCGCGGTGGCCGGCGGGGCGCTGAAGATGGCGCACGAGATCGCCGACAACGTCACCACCATCTACCTCGATGAGACTCCCGATGCGAGTCTGGGCGTGGCCCCGCCGACACTGAACACCTCCGGCTCCCCTGGCACCTGGACCACGGATGACATCACCATCGGCGACCTGAGTGCGGGCGCGTACGCGGCCTGCTGGATGCGCTACAACGTGCCGGCCGGCGCGGCCCAAGTCGGCAATCCGCGGCGCGCGAAGGTGACATTCCGGGAGACGGGAGCATGACACCAGAGGCGCACAAGTGATCACCGACTCCCAGGAACTTCAAGTCGAGGTCCGGCAGCGAGTCGTTGATAGCCAACTGCTGCAGGCCTCGATCTACGCCCACCGAGTCACTGATTCCCAGGAGCTACAGGCGACGGTCGCTCCTCTCATGCGCGACTCGGTACAACTGCGCGTCACCATCATCAACCAGGCGCTGGCCGCCGCGTCGACGGAGCGAGTGCTGGCGCCTGAGATCGAGATCACATTTCTGTCCGCCTGAGGCGGGCAAGTAGGAGGCAGTAGCGATGACAGCAATGCTTGAGCAGGCCAAGTGGAAGTGCCGCACCACGGTGCGGAAGTACGACGGAGACGTGAGCGAGTACATCGCCCGGTTTGGAGAGGACGAAGGGCTGCGGCGTTTCTACGCCGAGCACACTCCCGTCGAGGAGATCGTCCGCGAGGGCAACATCCTCACCCAGACCGGCATCGAGGCCATCTGGAAGCTGGTGGCCGGTCTGACCGCGACCGCCTACAGTAACGCCAACGCGCGCTTGGGCGTGGGCAACGACAACACCGCCGCCCAGGCCACCGACACCGACCTGATCGGCGCGAGCAAAGCCTGGAAGGGGATGGAGGTCGGGTATCCGGTGGTGAGCGCGCTGGCGGACAAGAAGATCACCTTCCGCTCCATCTTCGGCTCCGGTGAGGGCAACTTCGCCTGGCTGGAATGGGGCGTGGACAACGGCGCTTCGGCCCACAAGCTGCTCAACCGCAAGGTCGAGAACCTGGGCACGAAGTCCTCTGGGAGTTGGCAACTCACCATCGAGATCAGCTTGAGCTAGCGGAGGCCATGGCGTGGCTTCCGAGTCCCTACTACAACCCGCCGCGGCGGGCAAAGACGCGGAGTTGCGGGAGGCGTCGCCCGGCTCGAACTACGGCGGATACGCCTCGATGTACATCAGCCGGGCGACCACGGCCGCCCGCTATCGCGCGCTGATCCAGTGGGACCTATCCGGCCTCGGCGTCACCCAGGGCAGCCAGATCGCCTTCGCCAAGATGCTCGTGCATCCCGCGCAAGGGCCGACTGGCACCTTCCCCGCCACCGCGCAGGCGAAGCGGCTCACCGCCTCCTGGGTCGAGTCCGAAGTCACCTGGAACAGCCGGCAGAGCGGCACCGGTTGGGGTTCGGCCGGGGGCGACTTCGACGCGGCCACCATTGACTCCCAGGATATCAATACCGGGGTCAGGGATAGCGCCAACTGCTGGTTCTCCTTCCTCCTCACCCAGCTCATCCGCGACTGGCTGGACGGCGTCTACAGCAACCACGGCCTGCTGCTGAAGCTGGACCAGGATCAGGCCGCCTCGACCACCGCGGGCTTTCGCACCTCCGACCATGCGACCGCGAGCGAACGCCCCACCCTCTGGGTCGAGAACAAGAACAGCCCGATGAACCTGGTTCCCACGGGGCCGGGCTACTACCAGCAGTGGCAGAACCCCTCCTACGGCATGCCTCACTACGAGACGGTATGCCTGCCGCCGAACCTGGGCGCGGGCGTCGAGCCCCTCGACGATCTCAGCCGCAGCATCAACTCAGGCAGCCAGGGCCTGATCGAGAGCTTCGTCACCAGCGGCGGTGTGCCTGGGACCGCAAGCGTCAGCTCAGTGAAGGTGCACGCGAGGGTGCGCCGCTATGCCAGCAGCGGCAACACTGTCGGCCAGCTTGGCGTTCGCGTGGGCGGAGCCGATCACTGGCACGCCACCGGCTTCGAGGAGAGTGCGGGAGTCTGGACGGAGGCGGAGCGAGAGTGGACTACCAACCCGGCCACCGGACAGCCTTGGACCGCGGCCGAGGCCAACGCCCTCGAACCGCTGGTCCAGCGCACCGCCGGCTCCGTGTCATGCCGCATGTGCCGGATGTATGTCGAGGTTGCCTTCGCGGAGGTGACGGCGAAGACAGGCAGCGATTCGGGGCAAGCGCTAGAAGCAACCATCGTCGCTGGCGAGGTCACCATCAAGAGCAGCTCCGACTCGGTGGTAACCGACAAGGAACGCGCTGGCTACTACACGCTGGAGCGGATGTTCTACATCCCAGAGGGGCCGGGCGGTCCGCCGTGGCAGTGGGTCTTCCATCCCGGGGTGGAGGCGTCCTATACCCAGCAGCAGGACGGGGCCGCGACCGAGGGTGCGGGGCAGGTCGTCCACAACCAGCTCGCGGTCTCCGATTCGGGTGCGCTGACGGATCAGAAGGCCGAGCCTCCGGTCGTCGAGCACCTGCGCCAGGAGCCGGGGGCCGGAGTGGACCTGGCGGCCCTTTGGTACGAGATCGCGCTGACTGACTCCAACGCCTCGGCCGACGACCAGGCGGTCATCGAGCTCAACCCGGTCGCGGGAAACGATGTTGCCGCAGGTACAGACTCGGCTCAGACGCCGGTGGGCTACTATGAGGCCGCGGACGCCGGCGTCGCGGCTGATGCTGCGGTCGGGCTCTCCGCGGCGAGTGAGATCTCCGATTCG